TGGAGAAAGGGTCATTCTGAGAATGAAGATTCCGACGTTACTAACTGAGTGTTGTATCTAATCGTGGGGGCAGGTCAAGCTCGTTGGACATATTGCGATTGATGCTATGAGTCAGGGCGTCAGGACCTGTATTGCTTCTCTGGAGCTTAAACCAGGCAAAATGCTTGCCCGACTCACGCGGCAAACCATCTGCACCTCCTCACCGAAGCGTGAAGAAATCATTATGACCAATGAATGGTTTTCTGACCGCCTTTGGGTATTCAAACTCACTGGAACGGCCAAAGCAGACCGGCTTCTTGAGATTTTTGCCTATGCCCGGCGTCGCTATGGCATTGAGCTGTTCGTCATAGATAACCTAGCAAAATGCGGACTGGACGAAGAAGACTATACGGGACAGAAGGACTTCATCGATACGCTTTGCGACTTCAAGAATGAGCACAACTGTCACGTCCTGCTGGTTACCCACGCCCGAAAAACAAACGACTCCGCTCCAACCGGAAAAATGGACGTAAAAGGAACCGGTGCTTTAACGGATATGCCCGACAACGTGATGGCCGTCTGGCGCAATATTCCCCGCGAGCTGGCGCAGAGAAAAGCGGATCGTATGGGTTATGAGAGCCTCGACAAAGACGAACAGACCGCAATCAATCTTCCCACCTCAATGATTCGTTTGTTGAAGCAGCGAGAAGGGGAAGGGTGGATCGGTGACATCGGAGCTAATTTCGACTCTCGCTCTCACCAGTTCTTGGAAGGCGAGAAAAAACCATTTAACTACCTGGTCGGCAAGCCGCAAAGCGAGCTTGATCTCGAGTGGGAAGCCAGCAACGTGACGAGGGTATAACGATGCGCAAAGACAATAATGACCATAAGACACTTTTCACCATCCCGACGGAAACGCACAGCACCGCCCTCGCAAACATCAAGCCTCTGCCCGAGCAAAGGAGAATCACCGGACATAAGCAGACTGATGCTTATCTTTGGGTACTGGAGGTTATCCGTCTGAACGAACCCGCACATTTGGACGCAGCCGAAGCCGCGCTGGAGAAAATTAAAATCTCCCCAAAAGAGGCCGAGGAACGTTACGCGCGTTATCTGCTGGCGAATGGTGGCGATCCTTTCCAGATTGCTTTCGGTACCATTGGCATGGATAACCCGGCACAGGCAATCAAGAACGCCCGGGAGAACATCAAAAAAGCAGTATCAGTCAGGGCCACGTTCGGTAGCTATGAGGCAGCACTCGAAGATGTGGAAGCCGAGCGCGTAATCAAGTCTTCCCAGAAATTTATCGACGATCTCCGTTGGGGCTGGACTTTGAGTGAGAGGAAAGCTGGCAGCATTAGCGGCGGACGTATTAACGAAATTGACGAGCAGCGCCGGGAATTTGTCGATGGTTATCGTGATGTTTTGCCAGAGCCACACACGCTTTCGGATGTAGTCCGTGAGTTGATTTATTGGGACTGGCTTTACTGGGCGCGCAACACTGCCGGGAACGAGCTCGAACACGAATACGGTTACTCCGATCATCATGAATCCGTACATGACCGTGAGCGTTACCTTGAAAAATTGCTGGCAACCATCAAACCGGTGACGCGAGCTGAAGCTATCGAGGTATGTCGCTGGTTCCTTGAAAGTGAAAAGGGCCAATACATGGAGAACCACGGCGCAGCGGTGATTCTTAACCTGGTAGGGGAGTGTGAAGAATGAAACTGGAAGCATCACTCAAACATTTCAGCCCTCAGGGGATGCAGATCAGCGACAGCATAAATAAGACAGGGGCACAGAACAATGCGTGATATGTACGACATTATGGATCGCTGGGGAGCCTGGGCTGCTGCTGATAGTAGCGGGGTAGACTGGCAACCAATTGCAGCCGGATTCAAAGGACTTCTGCCACATGGTAAGAAATCACGCCTTCAGTGCGATGATGATGAAGGGATTATGATTGACGGTTGTGTGGCGCGTTTGAGGAAGTATAAGCCAGAAGAGTATGAGCTTATTATCGCCCATTTCGTGATTGGAATTTCACTGAGAACGATAGCCAAAAAGCGGAAGTGTTCTGATGGGACGATCAGAAAGGAGTTGCAGACTGCTATGGGGTTTATTGATGGCGTAAGAAGTATTTTGTTTACAAACAACCATTAATAAATTAACAAGGCAGGCCACGAGCCTGCCATGAAACTGCTAGATGGTTGCAATTACAATTAATGGCGTTCCTAATCGCTTATTAAATGAGCCATCGTTGATATAATTAAGTTTGGATGATGAAATTGTTTGCAACGCTTGGTTTTTTCTTGTTTGAGCTGTTATAGCCGTTTCTGGTACATTTAATCTTCTGGCTAAATCACTTAGATAAAAACCCCTAACCTCCTTTGCCTGGTACCCTTGATCTTGGTGGATTCTATCGACAATGATTAACTTGCATTGAGCATTACACATTTTTTTAATTTCAAATGCCCTAGTGGTTCCCTTTTCACGATAGTTAAATGCATATTTGTTATCCAATAGCGCAACTGTAGTGTTAAGTCCTTTTGCAGCATGTGCTGGGGCTGCACCAAAGAAAGAAAACAAAACATGGTCGAAATTAATACTTTGAAATAGCGAGTCTAAATTTTTATCGAAGATATCTGCTTCAACGAGGTAGCATTGAGTGTCTGAGTCGATTTTGATGGTATTTATTTGTGATAGGTTGATTTTTTTTACTTTATAACCTGATTGGGTAAGATTACTAGCAGCGACGTTGAGTAAGTCTGTATTGATTTCGATACTAACAACTACAGCTCCCAATGCTAAAACTTCCTGTGTACCATATCCCACACCGCAACCAATCTCTAATACAGCTTTAGGATTGATGATATGAGAGGCTATCCATTTATAGTCAGAAAACCGTTTGTGGTCTGAACTAGAGTTCCCCCATTCATTGGCATATTGTTGGGGGGTCATTGCTGTCATAGTCTGAGATAAAGGGGTGCTCATAAATACTCCATTTTTTGTGATGTTTTCTTAAATAATAGCTAACGCGTACGCAAAAATTATCATATCCTGCTAAGAGTAGTCACTTCGACACACAGCTTAATCATCGAAACCCTGCTAGAAATAGTGGGGTCTTGTCGTAACTGGAGGCCTACTATGAAAGATAAAAAATGCTGGTAAGAGTCTCGGCAGATACCAGCATTCTGAAAGAGAAGGTTGATGCTTTACTTGAAATGTTTCCCGAGCATATCCCTGACCAGCTTCTCTGCATGATCTCGAGCCTGCTTAGTGATATCGTTTTTGTGAATGGTCCTCCCGCAGTTAGTACATGTGGTGCCTTCAATATCGTCTACGCTCTTGATTTCAACACCGCTGCGTACAGTCAAGTTATGGCCGCAGCCAGGACACTTAAAATTAACCTTACTCATGAATAGTTTCCTTTTCTGATATGGTTACTTTTGGCGATTTAACGATATCAGACAGGATGCAAGGCAACCATAAAAACCATTGATATTGCGTGGTTAGTTTGACTTATGTATCATCTCGCTCCCGGCCCTTTAGCTCAGTTGGTTAGAGCGTGCGACTCATAATCGCCCGGTCGCTGGTTCAAACCCAGCAAGGGCCACCAGACCGCCACTAGCTCATCGGGAAGAGCGGCAACCCAGGTGTTGTGGTACGGGGTTCGAGGCTCCGGTGGCGGACCAATGCCGACTTAGCTCAGTAGGTAGAGCAACTGACTTGTAATCAGTATGTCCTATGCTGTTTCTGGCACTACGGTAGTTGATGGTGGACTGACGGGCCAGCAAGTTTGGCTTCGCAACCGGGCTTTCACGAAGGTGCATTGCACCAGTAGTCCCGCTGAAATATTGTCGAGTTCACCTGATTTATTCAATCCTGACCTACTATATGAAGGTCGCTGTGATACGGACCTGGCTTATGTCTTGTGTTGAGAATTTGTTGAGCCGCTATAAGTTAACCTGCTTGCAGTAAACTAGCAGGGGAATTGTGTTGTTAAAGACTCTCAAAATACTGGCTTTAGTGATCTGTTTTGTGGTTAGCTGCGCAATGTACTTTCATCTCTATTTAGTGATGAATAAGAATTGTATTGGGAATACCGCAGAAGAGGTGACCTATGGGCATCTGGAAGATTGCCCTGATACTGACTGCCAGCCTTATAGCTGGAGTTATTATTTACATTGATGTTATCTCGGATTTGATTGCCGATGCCAATTTCCTTCACCTTCCTTAGATGTTTTTGCGTGAGCGCTGCTTTTTGCAAAATTGCTGTGTGAAAATACTGACCTTTGGGTTCAGCGCTCATCCAAAAGCATCTCGTGAAATCCGGTTAACCTCGGGTGGTTTGTTGGATGAGGTGCCTCAAATTTAACTAGCCTCACTTCGGTGGGGCTTTTTCATTTCTAAGGCCGCCATCAGGAAACAATGACTAATCCCATTGACCGCAGGAATAAGTTCAGCGTAATTTATTTCTGTGGTGAATCCTTTCTAAGCGAAAGGGCGTTCCAGTCAACTGCTATCTGCAGGTATGCGCGCGGCTTTGCTGACTGGGGTAGAGTCACCGGGAGGCACCCGGCACCATGACAACAACGATACAAGTTTCAAATTCCTTGAGAACCTGCCATAAAAAGCAGGCCTTTTTTTATGGTTTTACAAACTGCTGCTACGCTTTGAGTTGTGAGAAGTAACTGAGTGCCCGATGGTTCTCCTGGACCGATAGTGAATCAGCCGATACAGCTTCACTTCTGAGCATAGGTTTTACTCACACCTACCTTACAAATAGTCAACTGATTGGCCCGCCATCAAAAGCGGGCTTTTTTTATTTCAGGCTCCGGGAACCATCATCGACACGTCTACTTGTTAAATCGTCCCGAGGGCCTGAACCCTACACACAGCTCCCGCCATTAAGCGAGGAGATAGAGATGATCCGATATATGCCTGACAAAATTGCATCCGCAGTCTCGTATTGCGTGTCCGGCAGTCTTATTTGTGGAGGCGGCATTTTGCAATGGTTGCACGACCTCGACTGGAACAAGGTTGCAGTGGTAGGCGGTTTTCTTATCGGTATAGCCACATACCTTACCAACCTTTACTTCAAAAGACGCCAGACCAAGGCATACGAGAAGGCCCTTAAGAAGGGCTACATTACCGCACCACCACAGGATAATTAACATGGCATCGAAAAGAGCAAAACTCAGCGCAGCCATGCTATCCCTTATCGCCGCTGGAGCGTCAGCACCTGTACTGTTCGACCAGTTCATCAGTGAGAAAGAAGGCAACGCTCTAGTGGCCGTAATGGATCCCGGTGGCGTCTGGTCACTTTGCCATGGTGTGACAGTTATCGACGGCAAGCGTGTCGTAAAAGGCATGACTGCTACTGATGCGCAATGTAAGAAAGTGAACGCCATTGAGCGAGACAGAGCTCTTGCATGGGTCGATCAGAATATCAAGGTCCCACTGACAGCGCCGCAAAAAGTGGGCATTGCATCCTTCTGCCCGTACAACATTGGTCCCGGGAAATGCTATCCATCGACATTCTACAATCGCATCAACGCTGGTGACCGTAAAGGGGCATGCGAAGCAATCCGCTGGTGGATTAAAGACGGTGGCCGTGATTGCCGACTAACCAAAGGCCAAAAGAACGGCTGTTACGGTCAGGTCGAGCGGCGCGTCCAGGAAAGCGCACTGGCATGCTGGGGGATAGTTCAGTGAACCGCCTTACCGCCATTATCTCCGCGGTGTTGGTGTGCCTGATTGTCTGCCTTGGCTGGCTGGCAATGCACTACCACAACGCTGCCAGTCAGCAGCAGACGCGCGCAGAAACCGCAGAGCATCAGATTAACGCCGCTGAGTCAGTGACCTCTAACGTCCTGACCAACATGACCATTTTCAACACCATCTCCGAGGTCAACCAGCATGCAAAAGAGCAGATCGCACTGGACGCATCGGGAGCATCGGCAGATATCAAGGTTGCTGTTGCGAACGATGATTGTGCTCGCCGCCCTGTTCCTGATGGCGCAGTTAAGCGGCTGCAGCAATACGCGGACGGTTTACATCAAGGTGCCGGTGGTGCCGCTTCCGGCAAACCTCACGGCTGAGACGCCTTACCCGGCTATCCTGGATCCGATGTCATGGGGGCAAAGTCTGGACCTGAATGTCAGCCTGCTTTCTGCGCTTGGGCAGTGTAACCGCGACAAGGCCGACATAAGGCAGGCTGAGAAAGCAAGAGCCAGCCAATAAAGGCACTTCAGTAGTTCTTCACTGAGTGCCTTAGATTTCTCATCCAATTTCGGCAATTAGTTGTGTAAATCGGGCCTCAGCCTCTTGGAGGGTAGAGCAAGAAATATTACCCTCAAATTTTAGTTTTGTCCCATCGCTACGAACCCAGATATTCGCAACATCATGTTTGAGGATATCGCCGATCTCAAACGCAACATCCTCTGGTGCGCGTGCCGCAGAAAAATACCTGCCTCCGTCGCTCTCGAAGAGATAAACGACTAAATGTGCGTGGTCAATCGCATGCTTCTTGATAACAACGTAATGCATTACATCAACCATTAATCCTCCTTGGTAAAGATGTGATTCCTTGACAGGAATGATTTCTCTGTAGGAGCTACTTCGGATAGTGGCAGCCATTACAAAGCTCGCCTGCTGGTGGGCATGTCGTGCTGTAGAGCGTCTAGTTGCCGACTGTTAAGCATTACATCAGGCCCTGTGTAGATGCCTGCAATACAAAGTAAGAATAGCTCGTTCATTCTTCGTTTGTATATATGTTATAACTTCGGAAACATTTAGTAAGGAGCGCAGAATGAGTAAGTTTTTATGTTTCCTCGTATTATTCCTGGTGGGATGTCAGGGGCCAAAACAACAAACATTAACACCAAAGCAGAGACAGGAGTTCCCCATAATCAATCAATGGGCTGTAAAATTTAAAGAGGCAGTTGAAAGTAGATTTCCATATGCCAGTAGATATGTCGGAGATACATGCACTATCCGTGTTCATCAGCCGAAAGGAACAAATAAAATCACCAATATGCATGTAGTAGAAGGGAACCCGGAATTGTGTAAAGCGGCAGTTAAAGCTATACAGACCGCCAGTGATGATGGTTTATTACCCCTTACGCCGGAGCTTATCGGTGAGGAGTTTCCGTTGGATTTCAAACCATAGACGCGTCTCAGAACCACTATTACTTTTGTATTGCCTTCGCCATCGCAATACCAGCGCGCTTCAAAATGGCTGGATGTCCCGTAATGACGTTCGTCGTCTTGAGAACATGCCGCCAATTGAAGGGGGCGATATTTACACCGTTCAGCTCAACCTGACGCAACTGAAAAATCTCGAAAGCAGCAACCCTGCTGTTCAGGCACTGGCCCTGCGAGAGCTGCATAACCACGTATTCCCCGATATTTCCTTTGAACAATCTCCGCTGAAACAGGCCGCTTAGGAGCACTTTCCTGATGAGTAAAAAACAACTTCCGGTAGCACCGGCGGGTCGCCCCTGCGCGCGCGTTACCTGTGAAACATTACCGTCCGCACTGGACCGCTGGGACGGCGGGATCAAAGCGGCGGCCACCGACGATAACAGCATTTCTGTTTTTGATGTTATCGGGCAGGACTACTGGGGCGAAGGGGTAACAGCTAAACGTATTGCCGGTGCGCTTCGGGCTATGAACGGCTCCGACGTCACGGTGAATATCAACTCACCGGGCGGCGACATGTTCGAAGGTCTGGCTATTTATAACCTGCTCCGCGAATACGAAGGCCGTGTAACGGTGAAGGTGCTGGGCATTGCCGCCAGCGCCGCCTCGATAATTGCGATGGCCGGGGATGATATTCAGATTGGCCGCGGTGCCTTCCTGATGATCCACAACTGCTGGGTATACGCGATGGGAAACCGTCATGATTTTGCAGAACTGGCACAGTCACTGGAACCCTTCGATACCGCTATGGCTGACATCTACGCGGCGCGCTCCGGCCTTGATATGGCCGCCGTGCAGAAGCTGATGGACGCGGAAAGCTATATCGGTGGCAGTGATGCTGTGGCGAAGGGACTGGCAGACAGCTTGCTTTCTGCTGATGCGGTCAGCGACGGCGACGAATCGCCTGCAGCCGCGCTTCGCAAACTTGATGCATTGCTGGCCAAGACAAACACCCCGCGCTCTGAGCGCAGAAAACTCATTAAAGCCTTATCCGGTGGCATGCCTGGCGCTGTCACCACCAACGACGGTACGCCGGGCGCTGCCGAAGATATCAAACCTGAAACCATCAATTCACTTGAAATCGCCCTGGCGGCGTTAGTCAAATAAGGACCCTTTATGTCTGAAGTAAACGATATTCTGAAAAAAGTCACGGCCAGCATTGAAGAGGCAACCGGCAAGTTCAACGCTAAAGCAGAAGATGCACTCAAAGAGGCGCAGAAATCCGGCAAGCTTTCAGAAGAAACAAAGGCAGCCGTCGATAAAATGGCTTCTGAGTTCAACGCCCTGCGTGAAGCAGAAAAAACGCTGAAGGCCGCAATGGGCGAACTTGAGCAACATGTTGCCCAGATGCCGCTGGCAAACGCGAAACAGGTTGTCGAGTCCGTTGGCCACCAGGTGATCTCTGCTGAAGCCCTGAAGACCTTTGCTTCCAGCGTGGAAGGTGGTAAGCGCATCAGTATTCCGGTTAAACGGTGAGTCGGTAACTGTCACAACCACGTACAGTGAGACGCCACAGCCTGAAGCAGTTTGGCTGGTGGAATCAAACGAGCTCTA